CGACCGGCATAGCGGCCTTGCCTGCTGGACGAACTACGCCGCTGGCCTGTCCGCTGCGCGGGAAGCGGTCGCTGACGCACTTGGTTCGCACTCGCCCGGTGGAACGGTCGCCCTCGCTGCCATCGACGCGCTGCGGGGTACGGGAATCCGCATCGGAGGCGGCGCTGACGAGCCGGATGACGGATACCCGGCGACGTGGGGTGAGCCGTGAGGCACGCCTTCGACTGCCCGTGGGTCCACGGCGGTAAGTGCAAGTGTGGGTTCGGTAAGAAATGATCACCCTTGAGCAGGCCCTTTCCAAGGGTCATGGTCAGTGGAGATCATTTACATGTCCAGTTCACAATGACACAAATCCTTCTGCTCGGGTCAATGTCGCTACCGGCAAATGGGTGTGTATGTCATGCGGAGCAAAGGGCACATCTCGGGGATACGTAGTAGAGACCGATGTTCTTCTAGAAGACGCGCTCTCTGCCCTTGATTACGTGGATATGGAAAAGCCAGAATCGTGGCTTGACCAGTTTGATTCGGGGCCGGTCCATGACTACTGGCTATCTAGGTTCTCTGAGGATGCCTGCCGCGCATATCGGCTGGGCTGGGATGGGAACAAGGGTAAGCCCTGCTACCCGATCAGGAACCTCAATGGTCGCCCATTGGGCGTTGTTCACCGGAACATTGATGATCCTGATGGCCCTAAGTACAAGTACCCAAGGGGCGTGAAGACAACCGAACTGGTGTTTGGAATGCATGAAGCCCGCCAGACCGACCGGATCTTTCTCGTTGAGGGAGCAATGGATGTCGTGGCTGTCAGAGAGGCAGGGCATGATGCGATTGGGATCTATGGATCCCACATAAGCGAATGGCAGGCAGAGGAAATTGCCGCTTGTCATCCAATTGAGGTGGTGATCGCATTCGATATGGATCGATCAGGCCATAAGGGAGCGTGGAGGGCTGAGGACATGCTCAATTCCATGGGTGTTCTGGCTTGGCGTGGGTTCTGGCCAGAGAAGTACAACGACCTTGGGGAGATGGACCTTCAAACACGCTCAAATACTTTAGCGAATCTACTTGCATCTACTCCTGTTAGGTATTAGGTTCTGAATATGGCACTAGACGACATGGTCGCTGAATGGCAGGTAGCCAAGGCGACACTTGAAGCCGCCAAGGAGCGGTACGACAAGATCACCAACGATATCGCTCAGCAGATGCTGGTCGAAGGAGTTAAGTCAGATCTTGTCCATGTTCATGGCACTGATTACAAAGTTACGGTAGTTCAGTCCGAAACGCTGAAGGTCGATGAGGATAGCCTCGTCAAGGCTCTAGGCAAGCGGATGTACAACAAGGTCTCGGTCCGCAAGGTTGACAAGAAGATGCTTGAACTTGCAATCAAGGACGGCGAGATTAATCCACAGGCTGTTGCCAACAGCATGGTTATCAGCAAGTCCACACCATATATCCGGGTGTCCCAATCAACAGGAGAGCCAGAATGAGCGTTGACACAATCACGATTCCGGTTGATCCGGCGACTAGGTTCGTCCGGTCGCTTCCGGGTGAGTACTTCCTGCTTCGTGAGGCTGCGCAGCATCTGGGTGTTTCGCAGTTCACCCTGCGTAAGTTCATCGCGGATGATGTTCCGGAATGCACTCCAAGCAAGTTTGCGATGTTCGGCAAGGTGAAGATCTACCTGTACACCCGCGAAGACATTGAGTCGATCAAGAAGCACATCGAGTCCCGCGCCGTAGTGTTTGAGCATGATGGTCAGGCTCGTCGCGTTGGCCGTCCTCCGACGTACACCAAGGCAGAGCGCCATTACCGTTCGCGCCTGTACTCGAAGGCTTGGTACTGGAAGAACCGCGAAAAGTTGCTCAGCGAGCGTGGTGACGAGGCTGGTGCAGCAAAGGCTCGTGAGCGTGCCGAGGATATTGCTAGGGAGTTGAGGCGTAAGTGACTCGTATCGAAATTGGCATCACCCACGAGATTGTCATCAATGGTGACAAGTCGTGGATCAGACTCGCTATCGCAGATGATTACGAAATCGCCCCAGAAGACCCTGCTTCAGGTATTGTTCCGAACAAGGTAAAGGACTTGGACACTGCCGTTGAGGATTTGTCCAAGAAGGTCAATGAACACCTCATCAAGGTCGTTCAGGACACTGTAGAAACAGTAAACAAGTACACAAATTAGGAGAATGAGATGCAGTTTGGTCAGAGGAAGAAGGACGCTCCTGAGGAGATCGCAGGCGATGGCATGTACCTGCGTAACTTCAAGGATGGCGAGGTAACCGTTAGGTTTCTTGAAGAGTGCGACGAGTGGATTGTTTTCCGCGAGCACTACACCGCCGAGCGCAAGTCCTTCCCATGCACAGGGGACGATAACTGCCCCGGATGCAACAGCGATGATGAGCAGGTCAAGCGCTCGTCTCGTAAGTACGCAACTAACGTGTGGATTCCGAAGAACAATGTCGTGATTCCGTTCCGCATCCCGATCACTCTGGCTAAGCGCCTGTTTGCTCGTGCGGAGCGCAACGACGGGACGATCACCAATCGTGATTATGTCGTCATGCGTACAGGCAAGGGTCTTGAAGTCGAGTACGATGTTGAGGCTGACGATAAGTACACCGTAGATCTGAAGCCTCTGCTTGCTCAGGCCAAGGACATTCAGGAGATTCTTCGCATCTCGTTTGAGGAGAATGCCGGTGGCAAGAAGGAGCAGAATTCTTCGCTGGTGAAGGGCAAGCCCGAGAAGGACGAGGTCGAGGAGGAGCCCCTCCCTACTAAGCCCGAATCGGAGAGCGCTGCTGATTCGGACGACCTCGTAATTGACGAGGATGCGCTGTACGAGATGGGTCTGGATGATCTGCTTGAGATTGCAGATAAGGCTGGCCTCATCATGAAGGACAATTCAAAGAAGTCAGACGTTATTCGGGCGCTGATCGCCGCGTCCGAGTGACAACAAGCGTTGCCTTGATGGGTACATCATCCAACTAGCGGAATGGTGTGGGAAGACCCAGCGGCAAGCAGCCCGTTCGAGTCGGGCCAACGCGCGGAGGTAATAATGAAAATTGCTAGGGCTAGTCATCGTCCAAGTATCAAGAATGTTGATTCAGGCAAGTGGGCTGTTTATTGCTTGTCATGCTCCGCGCTGCGAGGGTCGCTGGTGCGGTGCAAGTACATAGATCAGATGTATCCAAAGTACCTTGCTGACGCTGCGTACAAGGATACGGTTGAGCGTCTTCAGCACGGCAATAGTGTGGACTCAAACACTATGGCTTTGTCAAAGAACGCCCGTGATACGTCTCGCGCCGCTGTCGCTCGAAATATTGGTCGAGCGGGAACTAAGAAGCGCCGGATTTATGACCTTATTAGTAAGCACAATGGACTCACGGATGATGAGATCGAGGTTCTGACTGGATATACCCATCAGAGCGCATCGTCCAGTCGTAATCGGTTGATGAATGATGGATTCGTCTACGCCACTGAAGAGCGGCGCAGGACTCGTCAAGGTGAAAAGGCAATCGTGTGGAAGGCCGTAGATGAAGATCAAGCGCAGCAGTAAGGTTTGGAACCTTCACGCACACAGTAGGTTTAGCGTCAATGACGCGCTTCCAGACGTGAAGGACATGGTCAAGACTGTAGTTGGATACGGTCAGCCTGCGCTGGCATTGACAGATCATGGAAACATGGCTGGATCTGTACAGTTGTATACACATTGCCAGAATGCCGGTATCAAGCCGTTCCCCGGCTCAGAGTTGTACATTGTCCATGACAGGAACGACAAGAAGGCTAAGCGCCACCACATGTGTGTTGTGGCATATACCACTGAGGGTTACAAGAACCTCGTGAAGTTGAGTACTAGGTCATACGAGAACTTCTACCATAAGCCGCTTCTTGACCATTCTGATCTTGCTGAGATGAGCGAGGCAGGAATGCTAAAGGGCATCGCAGCCACAAGCGGCTGTTACTTCGGATTTATTGCTCAAGCGATTGTCCGCGATGATCACCAAACCGCTCGTCAACTTATGTCAACCTACAACGGATGGTTCGACAGGTTCTACGTCGAACTTCAGAATCACAATATCGATCACGGAGATGGCTGGACTGACGACAGTCTGGCTTCCGAGATCTTCGCCCATGCATACTCACTGGGCATTCCCGCAGTACTCACCCAAGACTCGCATTACTGCGAGCACGATGATCAGGAGATTCATGATGCTCTCAAGCGATTGGTCGCTTTCGGACCAGACTCAGATGACGCAGTCTTTCCGGGAGACGGATTTGGACTGGCAGACACAGGATGGTTCATGGACCATCACCCAGAAGACCGTTTCGCTTACGGATCAGAGGGTCTGGCAGACCTCCTAGCCGCGCACGACCTATCTATTCCTCAACTAGACAACTACCACTACAACATCCCGATCACAGTTTCCGAGCCAATGGACGAACTATTCGTCAAGTGCAACCGGATGCTTGAAGATCAATTGCTGGACAAGAACAAGAAGTACACCGAGAGGCTCAAGGAAGAACTTGAGGTTATCAAGGACACTGGTATGGCCGGTTATCTGCTGTTGGTCAAGGAGGTAACCGATTGGTGTCGAGATAATCAAATCTTCTATCAGGCTCGCGGATCTGCTTCTGGTTCTATTGTCTGCTGGCTGCTTGGCATTACTCAGGAGGATCCGCTTCATTGGAATCTCTCTTTTGAGCGGTTCATCAGCCGCGACCGCACAAAGCCACCGGATATTGATCTTGACGTTGAGCATGATCGCCGTGGCGAGTTGGTTGAGTGGCTACGCAGCCGATTTGCGGTTACACAGATCGGAACATGGATGGAGTACTCGCTGCACGGCGAGGACGAGGAGACAAAGGGGTCGTTGCGTGTCAAATACTACTCGTACAAGTCTCGTTCTGGTGATCCTGTCGGTGATTGGGCTTCTGTTCCTGATGAGGATAAGAAGGCGCTCCGCGCAATCGCAGACCAGAAGCCATTTGCTTCTTATGGGACTCACGCGGCGGGTCTTGTCATCACCACCACCGAGGAAGAACTTGCCAGTCTCGTACCAATGATGCGGGTTGCTTCGTCTGGCACCACCGTCACGCAGTATGAGATGAACGACATTGAGAAGTTGGGGCTGGTCAAACTAGACGTGCTGGGACTGAAGACCCTGTCTGTGCTGCATAAGTGCATGGAGAACATGGGCAGGGACGTGTTTCGTGGTCTAGGTTGGATCCCGCTTTCTGATAAGGCCACCTACCAGACAATTTCTCGTGGAGATACCGAGGGTGTGTTCCAGTTGGAGGGCATCAGCGCGAAACTTGGTTGCAAGAAACTCAAGCCTACGACGATCAAGGACATTATCGCCGCCATGGCTTTGTTTCGGCCTGCGACGATGGATACCGGCGCTACCGATTCGTACATGAACCGCAAGCATAAGTCTGAGGAGATACCGAAGCGCCACGCGATTATCGAGAAGCACACTTCTAATACATACGGAATCATGCTGTTTCAAGAGCAGGTCATTTCTATTCTTCGAGATCTTGGAATGACCGCCGATGATCTGACTGCTTTTCTCAAGGCAGTTAAGGCCTCGAACTCAGATATCGGAGGAGCAGGGAAGATCATTGCTGCATACCGTGAGCAGGTTCATGGTATGGCCGTTGCTAAGGGCTTTGATGAGAAGGACTGGTTGTGGCTATGGGAAGCAATCGAGGGATTCGCAGCGTATGGCTTCAATCAGGCGCACTCTACCGCTTATGGATTGACCGCCTACCGGTGCGCATATCTGGCGACCAATCACCCAGTCGAGTTCTTTGCCGCACAACTAGCAGTTGCTGGTGGAACTCCGAAGGAGCCCCAGTATGTGACTGCTGCGAGAAGGCGAGGGATAGCAATCCGCAGGGCCGATATCAATGTCAGTGGCGTCACCTACGCTGTTGATAGACGACCAAACGCAATTCGCAAGGGCATTACTGCTATCAAGGGAGTTGGAGAGAAGAGCGCCGAAAAGATCATCAGCAGCAGGCCAGATGAAGGATTCAGCAGCGTGGAGGAACTTTGTCGTCTGACGAAGATCTCTGGGGCGAGCCCATACTTGAACGAAGGAGACATGACAGTTGGCACCCTAGGGAAGTTATACGACGCTGGGGCCTTGGAATCCATCACGGATCCGTCATGAATCCATTCAGGTCTGTTGTTGAGCGGTCTGGTGGGCAATGCGAAGCCATGATCAAAGGAAAAGGCAATATGTGGATGCGGTGCTGGAAGTCACCAATCGAGGTACACCACATGCTTACCAAGGCTCGCGGAGGCCGTATTCTTGATGACGCTGGTGAGACCTACCATCTAATCGCGCTATGCAGGCAGTGTCATCAGGCGTCTGATGGCGAAGTTGCATATGCGGGTGAACTCCTTATTGATGGCTATGTCACGACTAAAGACGGCAAGCCCTTCTATCAAGGTTCCGATGAATATCTTTCTAAGCGTTATGGAGGCAAAAGGTGATCGACGTTAATACGGAGTTGTATGTAGACCCGGATGGTGGAACAAAGAAAGTCGTCATGCGCATGAGCGTTGACGATGCGCTATCTCTTTCTACTATCTTTCTGAATCTTCCGGATATGGGTCTGTCAGATGACTGGAAGAAGTCGATTAGCACTCTCTCTATTGAACTTCTAGCGGCTGCGAATCGCGCGCGATGAAGGAGATAGTAGAGACCGCTACATGTGATCGATGCGGGTACCAGAGCACCAGCGGTAATGGGTGGCTTAGTGTGCGCGAAAGATACGATCAGCCAACCACCGATCTGTGCCCGACGTGCTACGCGGACTTCAAGGCGTGGGTGAAGGAATGAGCCTCAAGGACACCATCCGCGCGGTCCAGAGTGATCTGCCAATCACCGTCCGCCACGAAAAGTGGCTGACCAATAATTCCAACCCCAAGTACTCAGCCGATGCACTGATCTTTGCCCAGCAGCAACTGGCTGGCGTCACTGGGTCACAGCGCCTCCGCAAGCAGATGTTCCGAGCATCCTCGGCTACCGATTGCAAGCGCAAGCAGATATTCGCGTTCATCAAGGCTCCTCGTAGGGACGAGATCGAGTCTCGGTTGGCCGGGATCTTTGCCACCGGTAACTTCATGCACTTGAAGTGGCAGATGGCTGGCCTCACCGAGGGATGGCTAGTCCGGGCCGAGGTTCCTGTGGACAAGGATGATCTCAACGCTGGCGGAACCATGGACGGAGTGCTGTACACAGGCGGTGGCTTCGAGTTCAAGACCATCAACGACCGTGGGTACCAGATGGTGCTGATGAATGGCCCTCAGCCCGGACACATTTCACAAGTTCACAATTACATGTATCTCGGGGATATCGATCACTTTTCCATCGTTTACGAGAACAAGAACACCGCTGAATGGCGGGAGTTCAAGATCGAGCGAGACGAGTACCTGATTGAACAGGCCAAGAAAGGGTTTGAGGAACTCAACGAGCATCTTGATAAGAAGCGGCTCCCAAAGATGTTGTCTGATTGCGAGATTGGAGAAGGAGCGACATACCGGCAGTGCCCGTTCAGGGATATCTGCCCCAAGCCGAGCGGGGTGTGGGAATGAGAGTTATCAGGAGACCAACTGTCTCAGACGCCCAGTTCGGCAGGCGACTGATTGACATCGATACCGAGATCGGTCTGGACTCGGTTGATGAACTGTGGGCTGAGATTCAGGGGTACATCGACATCCTCCTAGGCAGGAAGGAGTCTCCTATCTCGTCGCCATATCTGTCGATGATGGAGGTGGCTACTGCCTACTACGCCCGCGCTCAGGAGATCGATGCAATGATCCACGCCGCTGAGCGAGAAGGCGCTGTTCTCAGGGGATCTCCTCTATACAGGTTCCGAACCGGGGAACTACGTTCTTTCATAGAATTAAGCAAAAGGTGCGCGGAACTTGGCAGCAGACGGCTCACTCAGGAGTCTCTTCTCCAGCAGCAGCGTTTTGAGGATTAGTGTGAGGTGACTGGCTCTGTAGGCTGATATCGGAGGTGCCCATGGGGAATCCGACTCCCGCAGTGCCAATCGTTGTCAACGACGATGGCACGGTCAGCATGTTGGTGTATCAGGGTCGAACCCTGCGCCTGAACGCTACTCATGAGGGGCTTACCGATCCGACCGGGTACAAGGCTAGGTTCGCCCTTACCGACAAGTACGGGAATGCCGTCATCGCCTCCGCAGACTCAGAGGATGGCGACATCGTCATTACTCCTGTGCTCGATCCGACTCCTCCTAACGATCCAATCGCCACCCTGTTTGAAATTACTATTTCAGATGAGACCATGGAGACAGTGGTCGCTAAGGGCGGGAAGATGGACATGGTCCTTGAGGAGCCCGGTGGGGCCGAGATCCCATTCTTTGTGGGGGATTGGGTGCTCTACAAGCAGGTCTCGCCATGATGAATGTGTCCTTCAACGAGGACACCCTCTTCGTCACGGTCAGCAATCTGGCCCCTCCGAGCGTGACACTCGGGTCTACTCCGATGGCGGTCACCGTTGCCGCGCAGGGGCTTCAGGGGGCAAAGGGCGACCCCGGAGCGGATGGCGCACCGGGCGTGTCTCTTCCCATCGTCTTCGCCCGCAGGGGTGTGTGCGAGGTTCTGGACGGCAGACTCAGGTACCGGATGCCGTTCGCGGCCACTCTCACCGGGTATTCGGCGGCGATGGGGGCTGGCACACCCCCTCTAGGGGCAGCGCTGATAGCCGACATCAATCTCAATGGGATCGCCATTGCCACGCTTACTGTTCCAGATGGGGCGGAAGAAGTTGCTGAGGTTGCACTAAATGAAGCAGTAAGTGTGGGAGACTTTCTCACTGTGGACATCACACAGGTCGGCTCCACCGAGCCCGGTTCCGATCTGTCTATCTTCATCACCTATGAGGTCTAGGAGGACCGATGAGTCAGGTTGACGAGAATGGGATGATCGATATGAAGGTTCCGGCTGGAGCGATCATCATCAGTTCCAGTGCGGGGGCTGAGGTAATCAAGGCGGCTGACATCCAGCCCGAGAACAAGGAGTAGAGATGGCAGTCGGAGTTAGTTCCTTCGCGGCCAACGGCTGGCTGAACACGATCAAGAACCCCG